CATCACCTCGTGTGCTTTTAATCTCTTGCGTCTCCCAGTGATGAATACTCTCTACATGGTCTTTACCGTATTTACGGACCATCATTGAGTACATCTCACTCTCAGTCATAGGCCATTCATCATATATGTTGATGATGTTATTAGTGATTAGCACGACCCAATCATATTCAACGTTACCATACACCCTATCAGCAATCTGATCGGGTCTTTCGTTGTGTTGAATGATGTATTTTTCAAATCCAAGAATGATATCACCTATATCATCTCGTATCTTAATACGACGGAATAGATTCTTTGCCTGGACGTAAGGATCATTGCTACCTGTGCGATAACTGGATGTCCTTACGAATACATCAGGTAAGTATGAGAAATAATTTGCCATTAGTCGTCCTTGAAGTCTTCGCGAGTGCGGTATTTGGTCTCTTGGAAAGAGATAGTCATGTTATAGACAGCAAAACCAAAGTCGGCATTGGAAGCAGCTCCAGGCATTTGGGTGCGAATCGCAGTTGAATCCCCAAAGTCAACACTCATGTCTTGCAAAACCATTTTGTAAGGAAAACGTAGTAGGGCATTCATATACCCACCTGCTGCCTTACCTCCACCTAGTTTCTCATCACCACCCTTTGATTCATACCTAACAATCTCTGCATCAAATTTGTCAGGGATGGTTAACCAGTCGTTTCCTTTCTTTGATGGGTGCATAGATTGTCTAAGACAATTAATGATCTCATAGATCGTCTGCACATCTGCAGCACTCTTAGGCACAAAGGTAAACTTAAAACTATGAGAGATAAATCCAACACCTTTGAAGAGCATCTCTTCATAAGGGTTGAATACTTTACCTTTCGTTAGTTGGGCAAGATCGTTAGAATCAACGTTGAATCCGTAAGGTGAGACTTCACCCACCACCGTGTTGATTGCGCTAGCACCAAGCTTAAATCCTAGAGCAGGTTTTGCTGCAGCTGCCGCCGCTGAAACATTGTCACCGATCTTATCAAGAGATCCACCACTACTAACCACATCAGCAGCAGCATCAATTACTGCCTTACCAACTGCACCAAGGTTTTTACCTTCATACTTGGCAGAATACCTCTCATTCAAACCAGGGGGAAGATAGAGGTAGAGGGTCTTTTCAATGTTGCCACTACCCTTATTCTGAGCTTTATCACCCCGTGCGTGCTTATAAATATTTAACTTAAGATAGTCCACAACCTCTGTTGGGTAACTTGCTTGTTCCCTTACAGACGCTCTACTACTACCTGATGTGCCCATAGGTTTGACCCTAGGGAATATTAACAAATTTGACTTCGGCATGAGTTACTCTGGCAAATACAGACCATCAAATAGACATAAGTATAAGGGTGATCCCACTAATATTATTTATAGGAGTTTGTGGGAAAGAAAGTTTATGGTCTGGTGTGACAAGAATGTAAATGTATTGGAGTGGGGAAGTGAAGAGATCGTTATTCCATACATCAGTCCTGTTGATGGTCGGATTCACCGCTATTTTCCCGACTTCTACGTCAGAGCACGAACTAGAAACGGAGGGACTCAGAAATTCATTATCGAAGTTAAACCGAAGGTCCAGTGTGCGCCCCCGAAGAGACCGAAGAGGCAGACTAAAAGATATATAACTGAAGTGAAAACTTACGGTGTCAACCAAGCAAAATGGAAGGCAGCAAGAGAATACTGTAAGGATCGTCGTATGGAATTCCTAATTCTCACAGAAAACGAGTTAAACGTATGAGCATCTTCACTGATGTTAAAGATCTTGCAGAAGGCAAGAAGCAATCTAAAGAGTGGTATCGCTCTCAACTGCAATATGGCATGGATCCCTATGAGGGCACTTTTGCAGTTGGTGACATCATCTTCTTTGCATATTCTGCATCAACTGAGAAATTGTCATTTTATGACAGATTCCCCATGGTGCAAATATCCGATCTGGATAAACGTAACATGCAATTCTCAGGTGGTAACTTACATTATCTACAACCATCAGCAAGAAAGACAATCGCTGCACAGTGGTCTATGGGTAGTCCCGCATTTCCTGCCCGTTGCTATCATAAATACTTTATGTCAAATGCTACCAACATTTACACTGTTAAACCGATTGATCTGCAGGATATGACTCCATTGCCTATCGAGCAATTCTTATTTAATGCAGCAGGTCGCTGGATCGAAGTCCCTAGCAGTCACATCTGGAGTCGAGTTTAATGAGTTACAGAAATCCCAATAGTTTTCTCCGATTTTCTGATCTAGTCAGCAGTGGCGAGAAAGATATTGCAAAGTCGAATCTATTCTCGGTGGAGATTACTCTCCCCGCGATGATGTATGCCGTCGCTGGAAAAGCTCCTAATTTTAGAGAGCATTACGAATCTATCAACTATTTTGCTGACAGTGTAACTATCCCTGCTAGAAGGATTAAGACACAATCAGTCAAGACTGTTGGTATGCCATATGACTATGCATACGGTCAGCAGAAGCAAGAAGTCCGAATGTCCTTTATTATGACAAAGGACATGTATCATCGTCAATTCTTTGAGAATTGGATGAATATGACTGCTAATGACGCTGAAAACAGAGTTACATTCTATGATGAATATACATCAAGCATTCAGATCCTGAAATGGGAGAATGCTGCTAACGTTGTATACAGGGGTGCTGCCAATAATGGTGTTGGGCGTCCAGTTCAGTTTGAGCAGAGAATGAATAGATCTACTGCAGTCTGGCAGATGTATGGTGCATATCCATTTGACATCTCAGCAATGACTCTTAATAATGGACCAGCAGATCTACTGAAGATCGATGTTGACTTCAAATACGAAAGATTTAGATTTGACACGGTGGCAGAGGATGTATTATCCTTCAAACCTGAAGCAAATGATAAGGTCATTCGTAATTTTGATAAAATATTTGAGCGTTTGGGATTTGCCAGCGATCAGATAGATTCATCTTATTTTGGCACCTAAATAAATTTAATAGTTATGGAGCATTATGCCTTTACCTAAGCTCGCTATCCCCGAGTATGATTTGACATTGCCTATTACTGGCACTAAAATCACATATAGACCTTTCCTCGTTAAGGAGGAAAAACTGCTGTATCTCGCTATGGAGTCGCAAGACGACAAGCAGATGATCAAAGCAGTTAAGACCATCATCAGAAACTGCACCAACCTGAAAGGTAAGGTTGAAGATCTCGCAACATTCGAGATCGAATACATCTTCCTTCGCATTCGTGCTACTGCTGTTGGTGAAGCGAGTGAATTCAAAATCACCTGCCCTGATGATAATGAGACCCAAGTAGAAGTGATGGTCCCTCTCAATGAAGTTGAGGTGGTTATTCCTGCAGAGCATGAGAAGAAAATGCTTCTCGATGATAATGTAGGTATTGTTATGAAGTATCCGTCGATTGATGTATTCATCAGTCAAAATATGTCGGAGGATCCTAATATCGAGGATATCTTTGAGTTGGCAGCAGGGTGTATTGAAAGTGTTTACGATAAGGAAGAAGTCTATGACAACTTCACTAAGAAAGAAGCACTTGAATTCTTGGAAGACTTGAATTCCGAGCAGTTTGCTAAAGTCCAGAAATTCTTTGAGACTATGCCCAAACTGTCATACACACTTGAGGTTGTTAACCCCAACACTAAAGTCGTATCCGATGTTGTGCTTGAAGGACTAGCGAGTTTTTTCGCATAGCCCTACTGCATGATAGTCTTGAAAACTACTATAAGACAAACTTTGCCTTGATGCAGCACCACAAGTATTCGCTAACAGAATTAGAGAATATGATACCGTGGGAACGTGATGTATATGTGAATCTTCTCCTCGCACACATTGCTGAGGAAGAAAGAAGGCAACAACAAGATCAGTCACGAATGTCCCTCTAATGGCAGCAATCCGTAGTTTCGTTAAAATTCAACCGATAACTGGTAAATCAGGTATCGCCCAAAACATGGATCAGGTGCGTAAGAGCATCAATCGCATGGGGAGCGTGACGGATGGCATTGCCAAGAGTTTTTATGACACTACTGAGCTTCTAAAGTTTGAGAAAGATTATCTTACAGACACTTCCAAGACAGAAGTCACGACGATTAAGAAGAAAGATAAGAAGGATAAGACCAAGTGGACTACATCCATGCGGGATTTCAAGAAATCTTTCCAAAAGAAGAAACGTGGCAAATTAGAAGACGAAGCAGAGAAGGGCGTAGAAGAAGGCAAAGAAGAAGGCAGGAAGGCAGTTGAGAAGCAGAAACCCAAGTTAAGTATGCTTGGTAGACTTTTCAATGGTCTATTCAAAGTCTTCAAATATATGATTATATTTGGAGCATTAAACTGGTTAAGTAACCCCAAGAATGCTGAGAGTGCCGTAAAGGTATTCAAGATACTATTCACCATAGGTAAGTTTGCATTCAAAGTTACTAAATTTGGGGTTGGTCTGCTCCTTGATGGACTGACTAATTTAATTGGTAATTTTAAGGAAGAAGGTCCGATCAAACGTGCATTCCGAGGTATACTCGGAGTCGTGCAGATGATGGGTGGTCTTGCTGCGCTTAGGACAGCACAGTATCTGATCATGCCTTGGAAGTTGATGAAGGACGTTAATCGTCTGAGAATGATCTTCAACATGTCCAACCAGCAGTCTGCAGAGCAGGATGTTAACCAGAAGGTAAGAAAGAGCGGGTTTAGAGATAAGAAGACTGGAGTTATCTACTCCAAAGAAGAATACGAAGCGATGAAGAAGTCTGCCGCAAAGGCAGAACGCAAGAATCCTGGTGCTGGTAAAGCATTTGAGGATAGATTTGGTAAAGAAAGTCGTTTCTCTAAATTCAAAGGAAAAGCATCTGCAGCACGCAAGAGATTTGGTGCTGGTGCTAACAAAGTATTTGGTAAGCTAGGCGGTAAGTTAAACGTCGGTATGAGCGTCGTAGGAGGCGCTGGAAGGATCGCATCAGGTCTTGCGAGTGGTGAGAAGGCATCCTCTGCTATTGGTGCTGGCGTCGGTCAGGGTGTTGGTGGTATAGTTGGCGGTATCGCTGGCACAGCACTCCTGGGACCCTTCCTAGGACCCTTTGCACCTATCGTTGGTAATGCGATCGGTAGTTTCTTAGGTGAGTGGGTAGGTAAAGAGTTAGGTCCAATCATGGAGCCTATCTTCGGACCTATTGGTAAAGCATTTAAGATGATGTTTGAGGTGGTCAAGATGACCATCGGACCTCTCTTCCAGAAACTTGCTGAGCCACTGGGGTTGATCTTCCAGATGATAGGTCAACTTGGCAAAGTCCTAATGGATGCTGCTAAGATTCTCGCAGAATTCGCTGGGTTTATCTTCGGTGGAATGATGGATGCCATTGGTGGCACCGTCCAATTTGTCGTCAATAATGCCAAGCGTCTGATGAATCCTGCTTCTGTGGCAGGTGGTGTTGCTGATGCGTTGACATTCAACCTGTTTGACTTCGACAAAGAGAATAAGAAGGCAGCAGGCGGTCCTGTCCAGATGGCAGCGGGTGGTGCTCTACAGTTTGGTAGTCATCCTGACATGCTGGGCATGGTAGGTGGTCTCTACCTTAAGACCATAGTAGGATCATTTGGTGCATTTGGATTTGTTGGTAATAAAGTAAAATCTGTCCTAGCACCTGACATTCAAAAGATTGCTGGTGGACTAGGTGTGCAGGTCAGCACTGGCGGTGGTGGCACTGCTGGTGGTGGTGTAAGTAATAGTGTACAATTCCAAGCAACTCAGACTGAAAAGAAAAAGGTTGATGCAGTCAAGAGTCTTAGTTATAAAGAAGGCACTTTCAAAGCGATTGATCAAGGGTTAAACAAACTACTCGTCAGTG